CCGCAAATCTTGCAGGTGCGGACGTACTTTGATGCGTTCACAGTTTGTTGATGGTGATCAGGGCTCCTGGTAATTCGCCTTCATTGGCGTACTGTTTTGTAGCTATTAACGTCACAACCTGCGAATCATCTTTAATCAACACATTGGTGATGCCGTCCAAAGTTGAGCGGCACAGCTTGTCAAGATCAGGCTTGGTGAACTTGTAAAACGGCGCCTTGGGCTTGATTTCACCTTTGCTGGTGTAATGCGCCTTAGGGCGGCTGAACAGAAAGGTAATCAGCACGCTGACAGGTTCATCAATCAACGCCTCGCCGGTTTCAAGGGCAGCCTGGCTGACGGCAAAACGCCATGGCTTGACTTTCTTTGATGCCTCCACCATGCGGCCATTGCCAACGTGGCGTTTGCTGCCCTGTGGCGCTGGCTCAATGCCCTGCACGGTGAACTTCATTTCGTATGCGTCAGACAACGATTGAGGTGTTCAACTGGTGTGCTCAGTGTGATGCCTTGCACGTCGGGGCGCTTGGAAAGTAACCAGAACAGAAACCGTGTCTGCCAACTCAAGCCATAAGGGTTGCTAGTCATCAGATCGCATCAGGCAGTTTTCAAGGTGTTTTTTCTGTGGAATGGACTGGTAATACAGGCTCTTGCGTTCGTCTTTCGGATCAACGGTCAGCAGGTACTGCACCAGCTCTGCCACAGCGTCTGTGTATTGCTCTGGATCCCATAGGTCGTACTTGGCCAAGATGGCGTCAATACGGTCGTCTACGGGAGAGCCAGCCATCAGAACTCTGCCTTTGGCAGCGTCACTCTCCAGTATTCTGTTTCCTTCTTCTGAGCGACGCCCTCAAACTGCTCTAGCTGCTGCAGTTCTTTGACGGCATTGCTGTACTGCCAACTTGTGCGGGTGCAGCGGGATACTTTGATGCCGTGCATGGCAAGGTTGCCTTCGTCGTCTTTGATGTCGTCTAGATCGCCTGCGGTGTACATCAGGGCAAGGTCATCCATAAGGCGATCAAGAATTTCCTGATGACGGGCGATTTCCTTTTTGGTGCTGGCAATAACGCCGAGCAGGGTGCTGGGGTTGGTCATGGTGAAGAAAAGGCCCCGTGAGGGGCCACGAGATCAGAACAGGAGGCCGAGGCAGAAGCTCACGGCTGCAATCCATAAAGCAACGGTGATCTGTTCTTTGGATTCGTTCACCTGTTGTTCAAGGGTTGAGGTGGTGTCGGCTTGCTGCTGTAGCAGGTCGATCAGTTGCGCCTTGGTGGCACGGTTGAGGTTGGTCATGGCGTTTCGTGTCGTGGTGGCATCGCTGCCATAGGGAGTATACCCCTAAACGGAGGGTGTGGCAACGCCTAGGTCATGCAGTAGCCAGACTCACAACCGTCCTGCTCGTCGATCCACTCAGGAAATAGCCCAAGCTGGTCAGGAATAGCCTGGTCAATCGGCAGTAGCTTGCGAGCCCCTACGCCTGAGATATAAACAGCATCTTTGCCGATCTCGGCTCGTTTTTGATTTAGGTGAAGTTCAAGCTCGGCAACTTTTGCAAAAAGCTCTGGCCGTTCACGACGCATTGTTATCCACTGATCCGTTGTCTTGTAAGGACAAAACCAACAAGAAGACTTTGGCGGCTGCGGTAAGCCAGCCTCACTGACAAGCCGCAAGCAATCAGACCGGCTGATGCCAAGCTCAATTAACGGATAAGCAGAAACGTAACCGTCGTCCTCTCTTGAGGGCGTTGCCCGATGCGGCTCATCAGTGCTTATGCCCTTGCCAAGGGTGCAATTCGGCGTGTTTTTCCTTATCCATTTGGCAATAGGCTTAATTTTGAATTCAACAGTGCAATTCCTGTTGCCAGGTGCTCCGTTGCTCATCCTGACTGGAATGTTGATAGAGCGTATGGGCCGGTAAAGATCATCGTGAAGATCGACAAGTCGACCGTCTCTGCGCTGTTTTTGCAAGTCAATCCATTCAATCCCTTGCTCAAAAGCGTATGGTTTCAAGACGTTTTTTACATACAAAAGGGTTCGCGGGTCTTCTGCGTTGTCACCAACATTTGCAAAAATAAAAGTTCGATACGGGATTTTGCCCTGCGCGGCAAGCACCAAGCAAGCAGTGGATTGAACGCCGCCACCACAGGAAAAAACGTATTTCATCATCAGAACTCCGGCTGATTCAGCAGCAGAAACGCATCACGAGCGCCCTGCCACTCAATCACCGCTTCATCCACATCCACCTTCTGCAGCGTCGTACTGCCAGGCCGGCTCCACAGCACACCAGCTTTCTGTACGTACAACTGCGGCCAGTGCAAGCTAAGCATCCCAAGGTATCCACCCAGCTGAGGGCTCACGTCATACGGGCTGGCATCGGCCTTGCCCTGCGTCTTCAAATCCACCAACACAAGCTGCTGATGGTCATCCTTACGCCGCAGCAAGCAATCAAAGCTGCCCGCAATGTTGCGCTCCAAATCCGCCAGTCGATACTCACAGGCCACTGCCTCATACGTATTCCAAACGGAATGCTCCAGCAGCGGCTCCACCCATTCGCTGTAGTCAGCTGGATACTCCCCTGGCTCACCAGTCGTCAGAAACGTCTCCAGCGCCAAATGCACCGCCTTCCCACGCGGCTCCCAAATATGTTTCGTCTCCATAATTCGTTTCATCGCCCACGCATCCTTCGTTCCCTTGCAGACCTGCGTCACTGAATGATTCAGCCACTGACCCGTGGGCTGCCATTGGTAGCGGTGTGCTTCCTCGTTGAACAGGATCGGCAGGGGTGGGAGCCAGCGCGAAGTCTCTGGGGTCTGTGACTTGGACGCGTTCGGTTGGTGTGGGCTCATCTCTGAGGGGATTACGAAAGACAGGCGGTGTGAAGCCGGGAATGCGCTTGGCATCCTCCATTGTGATGACCCAGCCGCGTGAAGGCACATCTAGGTCTTGCAGTGTCCAGTGCTTGTTCTCAATGCCACGCCTTAACAGGCGGCAAACCTCGGCGGTGTCAAATGCTGGTTTCATGCTTCGCTTGGCTTAAATTGTTGACACTCAGCAAGTAACTTTGCAGCCATATCAGGACGCAGCAAACCCATTTCCCTCGCTGAATAAACGATCAAATCCCAGTCATACGCGACATAGCAAGCAATCGGAACATTCTTTCCCGTTTTAGTTGGAAACAGCAGGGGGAATCCACGGCTATGCCGTTTTTCGCTCAAGTATCCGTTGCTGTATTCAGGATCTTTGTCATAACGCAAGCGATAAGCTGCCTTTGTGCGCTTGCCTAATTCCGCCTCACGGTTAGTAACAAGTTTTGAAAGATTTGAGTCATTAAGTTGCAGGAAAAACTCAGTTACGCCAATGGGTATTTCAGGGTCAACCACGACACCCATAAAACGCGGCAGTTTGTCTAATGGCGACAAAACCGATGACGTGCCGGGCAGCATTCCGGTTGCCGATTGAACCGCAACAGATTTAAGAAGCAAAAGATCGCGCTTAAGTTCAATTTCCATGCGGGCATCAATAAGCCCCGGAGTATGCGTTGCGATCATTTGATGTATGTCGCAAACAATTTTTGCCGCTGTTCCAATAGTTTCTATTGGACTTAAAGCCAGTGGTTGATTGTCTTGCGAAAGTGATTTGCGTTCAAGTTCTTCTAAAAACCATTTATCCATCCATACGGCAAATGGTGCATTTATCCAACGTGCCAAATCAACAGCGACTTGAGGATGAATCCATGTCTCGTTGCCATGGCGTACTTGCACAAGTTGAGAGATGGGAATCTGCGTCTCTTCAAAAAGCGCTTCCGCGTATTCGCCAGCGCGATCAGTCCGCCAGTAATCGGCCCATCGTTTGTCGTTGGCTTTGCACATCGCGGTTGCGTTGACAAAACCGTCTGTAGTGCGACGGGCAATGGGCGTGCCATTCCAAGCACGAGTGACCAAATCGGGCATTTTTCTTGGGTGTAGACCCGATTCCTTGCTAGGGGGACCGGGATTTGGGGTGACGATAGAAGGTTTTGGCCCCTTTCGCAAGCCTTTGAATCCGAAGCCGGCGACGGTCGCACTCAGTTATGACTAGGTGCGTCAGCTTGCGCCAACGGGGGACAGCGAGTTAAGATTTCGTCGCTAGGGGGACCGCAAGGTCTTTGAAGGGGCGGGGCTTACGGGCTCTGCCCTTTCTGCTTTTAGATCTCTCGCCATAGCCGTTCCTTGTCAGCGTTGTCACGCTCTGACGCGGCCATGGGATGCACGACGTAACGCGCTGCTAGCGGGCTTTTAGGGTCATCAGCGCCCACGTTCGGGCAGAAGGTCATGTACAGGCCCTGATCGTCGTATTTCCCCATCGGGTGCCCGTAGCAGGCGTCAGGCGGTGCTGTGCGGGTCGTGGTGACGCTGTAGCTCACTTGCTTGGTCTTGGCATCAGCGGTCTGCCAGACGTACTTGCCCTTGTTTTCTGGTGCGTACAGTTTCATGGTGAGTCTCAGATGAGTAATAAAGGACAGGATCAGTCGTCATAAACCCAGCAGCGGTTGCCCTCATCCCAATACTTCCCGCCGCTCTGACGCTTGTGCTCTTCGAGGTACACCTCGTACTTGCCGTCACGAAGCCAACGGAACAGGTCAGGAAGGCTGCCTACGAACTCCCCGGCACCCATCTTGCGCTTCTGCTCGGCAATCGCCCTTCTAGCGGCTTCTAGGAGGGTCTCAGGGCCTTCAAGGGCAACGATTCCCTTCCATTCGTCAAATGCCTTCGGCTTGGTCTGGGATGAGACGCGATCAGGCGCAGATTGATACAGCTTCCAGAAGGCCTCGAACTCTTCGGTGTATGCCGGCCTTTGCCGCGATTTGCGGGTTTTTGCCGCAGTTTTCGTTAATTTAACGACCGTATTCTTATTATTATCTGTATTTACTTCTAAAGAAGAAGTTATAGTATTACTTATATTAGAAGAATTAGAGGCTACGCTCCCTGTCGGTCGCTCCGCCAGCGTAACATCCTTGTCAACCCCTAAGGCGATCAAATGCAGGCAAAACGTAGACAGGGACAGGTAACTGGGCTTGTGAAGCATTACGACTTCGCCCAAATCATCGGGAATTCGCAGGTCGGCACGTAACGGCATTTTGCGGATGGAAACGGAAATTTGCGGAAATGTGCGGCAGCGCACGGCAGAAACCTTAGCCAGATTTTTGGGGCTGGCAAGCATCCCAGCGCACAATTCCAGATTCCCTACAGGTCTCATCCGCGTCCCACCAGTCCCAAATACGTCTTAAACGAGTCTCATCCGCCACCATTCTCTCGTTTTCGGTTTATCCTTGCTTCATCGCTTTTATTTCAACCTTGGCGCGTTCTACCGCCGCTGAAGTTAACTTCCGGATTGACACGGTTTACGGTCTCCTCACTGAAGGCCAATCCCGTGGTCAAATTGTGCAGTTCTGTGCGAAGCAATGGAACATTGATAATCGTCAAGCTGACAATTACATCAAACGTGCTCGCATTCGCCTAGAAGAAGACGCCGCCATGACTCGCCCTTCATGGATCGCTGAAGCCCTAGGTCGTGCTCGCACCTACGAACAGTCCGCCTACAAACGCGGGCAAACCCAAGTCGCCCTGAATGCCATCCAGCTTCAAGCCAAACTGATCGGCCTTGAAATTTGAGCCTGCTCGCCCACGCCCCTGGTGGCTTCCTGCTTGAACCGCCCATCCCAGCAGACCTGCAGGATCAAAAGGACTGGCTGCCATTCGCTGAGCAGCTTTACCAAGGCTTGACCGGCCCGCAACGTCAGGTCTGGGATGCGCCCGAACGTTTCAAGCTGCTTTGTTCTGGCCGCCGCTTCGGCAAGACCTACCTCTGTATCAGTCGCCTTGTCGCGTGGGCCATTGAGCACCCCGGCAGCCTCAACTGGTATGTGACACAAACATATAAGTCGGCAAAACAAATTGCATGGCGCCAGCTTCGTGCCATGGTGCCGCCTGAAATGTTTGCCAGAAAAAATGAATCTGAACTGTCTGTTGAATTAAGTAATGGCAGCGTCATTGCCTTAAAGGGTGCCGAATCCGCTGATGCCCTTCGTGGTGTGTCGCTGAGCAGCCTGATCGTTGACGAAGCCGCTTACGTCAAACAAGAAGCTTGGGAAATGGTGCTGCGTCCAGCCCTGTCAGATCAAGGCGGTCCCGCGTGGTTTATTACGACGCCTGCTGGCCTTAACTGGTTTCACGACCTATGGGAACAAGCGCAGGATCAGCCTGACTGGTCAACCTTCAGTTACACCACCATTCAAGGCGGCAACGTTCCCGAGGATGAGGTTGAGGCTGCACGCCGCACGCTTGACGACCGCACCTTCCGCCAAGAATACCTAGCTAGCTTTGAAACCCTATCGGGCCGTGTCTACCCCGATTTCAGCGACGACAACATTTCCGATACCGTCCGCGATACCGGCGGTCCGATCCTGTGGGGTACTGACTTCAACGTGAGCGTGCTGGCCGGCGTGCTTGGTAGCCGCGTGGGTGACACGCTCCATATATGGGATGAGGTGTCCGTAACGCAGACCAACACCGATGAGGTGTGCGCCATGCTGCGTGATCGGTTCAGGGATCGAAAGCTGATCGCCTACCCGGATCCAACCGGTAGTGCCCGCAAGACTTCATCGGCTGGCCGCACGGATCACGAGATCATCCGGCAGTACGGTTTCGGCGTGGTCAGCCCCAAGGCGCCCTGGTCAGTAAAGGACAAGATCAACGCCACAAACAGCTTGATCCGTAACGCCAATGGTCAGATCCGCCTGTTTGTCCACCCGCGTTGCAAGAACACGATCAAGGCGCTGCGCAACGTGACCTACAAGCAGGGCGCTGACGATTACGTGATTGACAAGTCGGCTGGGATTGAGCACTGGACAGACGGGCTGGGGTATCTGGTTATGTCGGAGTACAACCCGCTAAATGCGAACGCGGGCAAGGGCACGGGCATCAGGCTGTATTGACACGCCGCCCCTTATGGGGTATACTCTGCATATGGGAGCGATCCCACCACCCACAGCCAACCATGCCTATCCCGCAGTTCAAGGTCACAGGTGAGGCTCAGCTGGTCAAGCTAGAGCTAAGTCAAGCCAAGGCCAGAAGCCTTAAGCGATTTATTGACCGCCATTCAGAAGACGCGCCGCTTTTGGTGCAGCGGATATTTCTCATGCTCCGCGATTAGTTGCTAAGCCCCTTCGGGGGCCTTTTCTTATGACACAACAACATCCAATCATCCCGCCGCCGGAGCTAATTGATCAATGGCACAGCAGTCTTAAGGGCGATTGTTGCCCCGTTGAATTCGCTTCGGCATCCATTGCTTCTATCGCCATTCGTGCTGCCCAATGGGGCGCAGACCAAGAGCTGGAGGCGTGCTGTGAGTGGCTAGGCCAAGAAGGTTGGTCTGGTGAATCTCGGCAACTCCGCGCCGCCCGCCGCCCCAAGCCGCCGAGCTTGAAGGAGCAGGCGCTTGCACTGCTTGATCCGTCTAACACTTACGGCTCGATGACCCAAGAGGACGAATACAGAATCAGTGTTGCTAAAGCTGAAATCATCCGCCGCGCTCTTGAACAACTCCCCGATCACGAGTAGTCGCTTCCACTTCTATGTCTGAACTTTCACCCGCTGCAGAAGCAGTGCTGGATGCTTACCGCTCATCCCATCTGAGCATCAATAATCTTGCCGCCGCCCTACGAGCTGCTGCGGATCACGTTGACCACGACTGGTCAGGCTTTAACTGCGTTGATGCTTTGTGCGAAATTGCCGCTGAGCTTGAAGCCCAGTAGTCACCTTCACTAAACTGCACCTGTTCCCGTTCTGCCTTGGCATCGGGCTGTGCCTTTTCCTTATGTCCGCTCCCCTCTGGCGCGATCTTGAAGCTGCCTTTGACTCCGTTCAGGACAACGGCTCATACGACTTCAACGAAGCCGCCTCAGCCATGCTCACCACCCTCCAGCAATGGTTTTACGACGAAGGCTTTGATGAAGCCGGTGATGCCCTTGACGATGAAATCAATCGCGCTGACCAAGGCGAATAAACTTTGATCCTGCTGGGTCGGTTCAAACCGTAAGGCTGAACGCCGTGTGTGGCGGTATCGGAGGCCCAGCCATCATTCCCGATTAACCTAGAGCCATAGACTTTGTGCATGGCTAGGCGCAAAAGATGACGTACACCGGTTTCAGGCACTATGACCGGAATCTGACGCGTACAGCCACGCAGGTTCAAGATCCCAATGGCACTTGGGTTGCGCAGGAAGCGCACTGGATCTTGATTGAAGATCTGCTGCAGGGCACTTATGGAATGCGCCGCAAGCATCGGCGTTACCTTCCGCAAGAACCCCGCGAGCAAGACGAAAGTTACGACAACCGCCTAGCCCGCAGCGTTTGCCCGCCGTATTACCAGCGCCTTGAACGGATGCTGGCTGGCATGTTGACCCGCAAGCCTGTGCGCCTTGATGACGTACAAGATGTAATCCGTGAGCAACTGTTTGACGTTGACCTAGCCGGCAACGATTTGAACATCTTTACGTATGAACTGAGCCGCAAGGTTGTTCGCTACGGCCACGCTGGCGTGTTGGTTGATTTCCCTAGCCAAACTGACGACGAAATTCAAAACATTACGGATGTTGCATCTTTGCGTCCGTATTGGGTTACTTACACCCCGCGTGACATTCTTGGTTGGCGCTCTGAACTGGTCAACGGTGCACAACAGCTAACTCAGCTTCGCCTGATGGAGCGAGTAACTGTCCCTGACGGTGAATACGGCGAAAAGATGGTGGAGCAGGTGCGCGTATTGCGTCCTGGATCATTTGAATTGTTCCGCCAAAACGACCAAACCGGCAACTTTGAAACGGTTGCAGAAGGCACCACCAGCCTTGATTACATCCCGTTTGCCACGGCCTATTCCAACCGTGTTGGCCTGCTTGAATCTCGCCCGCCGCTGGAAGATATTGCCGAATTGAACCTGAAGGCGTATCAGATCCAAAGCGATCTGGACAACATGCTGCACATTTCTGCAGTGCCAATGCTGGCCTTCTTTGGCTTCCCGTCTAGCGCCGAGGAAGTTAGCGCCGGCCCTGGTGAGGCAATCGCATTCCCAGCTGAAGGCCGAGCTGAATACATCGAACCAAGCGGCAACAGCTTCAAGTCACAGTTTGAGCGCCTGCAGCAGCTTGAACGGCAGATCAACGAACTTGGCCTATCCGCTGTGTTGGGTCAAAAGCTGAGCGCCGAAACCGCCGAGGCCAAGCGTATTGATCGCAGCCAAGGTGATTCCACCATGATGGTGATCGCTCAGCAGGTGCAGGATCTAATCGACAACTGCCTGCGTTTCCACGCTGATTACCTTGGCATTCAGCAAGCTGGCAGCAGCTACGTCAACCGCGATTTCCTTGGCGCACGCCTTGAACCGCAGGAGATCACTGCATTGCTGCAAACGTACACCGCTGGTGTTATCAGCCAGAAAACATTGCTTGACCAGCTTGCCCAAGGCGAAGTGCTTGGCGACGACTTTGACGTTGAGGAAGAGCTTGAGGCAACACAAGCTGGCGGGCTGATTGAAATGGGCGGCCCTGAAAACCTTGGCGCTGAAGATGTTGTTGGCGAAGAAATGCCTAGCAATGAAATGATGCAATGACGCAATCCGGCGTAACACCTCGCCTGCTAAACGTTGAGCAGTTCAAGCGACGTATTGATCGCAAGAATCCGGTTGCCAACATTTATCGCAATGCCATTGATCTAAACCGTTTCAGCAATGCGGTCGCTAAGCAGATTGTGCGTGATTACAACGCCATCATCCTTAGCGCTGTTGACGATCTGAAGCGCATTGATTTTGGCGAGGCTACTGCCGGTGCTGGCATCGTTAGCCCACAATCTGTGCAGGCTCAACGCCTACGCGTCATCCTTGCTCAACTTAAAGAATCGCTGGACAACTGGGCAGGCAGGAATACAGCGTATGTAACCACAGAGCTTCAAGGCTTGGCCGAGCTGCAGACTGAATTTGTCACCGAACAACTGCGGCTTGCGATTGAAGGCGGTCAAGTTGGCGCACGCGGCATTGAACCCAGCGTTGTTGCTCAGCAGGCTGTCCGCACCGTAGAGGTATCGCCAAACTTTGCCGCGACTGTCGCCACGGTTGATCCCACTGATCTCAACTTCACGCTGCCTGGCACTGGTGGCTTCAATCTGACTGCTGCACAAGGCTCGGCCATCACCCTTCCAAATGGCGAAGTCGTGTCCAAGGCATTCCGTGGCCTAGCCGAATCGCAAGCGCAGCGCTTCAACGCCATCGTTCGCACGGGCCTATTAACTGGTGAGCCGACACCGCAGATTGCCCGCCGCATGGTTGGATCGCTTGACTTTGGACAGCTTGCAAAAACAGCGCGGCAGCAAGCCCTAGCCGGTGGCGAACTAACCCGTATGGCTGACCATCAGGTGCTCACCATTGTGCGTACCAGTGTGCAGCAGGTGGCCAATGAAGCGAGCCAGCAGGTCTATCGCGCCAATGAAGACGTGACGCAAAAGTATCAATACCTTGCCACGTTGGATAGCAGAACATCAGCCATATGCCGCAGTCTTGATGGCAAAACATTCAAATACGGTGATGGCCCTACGCCACCCGTTCATTTCAACTGTCGTAGTACAACAATCCCCGTCATTGATTACCGTGCCCTTGGCCTGCGTCCACCAGAGGAGGTAATCGGACCCGCTCGCCGTGCTGCTGCTGGTGGTCAAGTTTCAGCAGATACCAACTACGCAAAATGGCTGCGTGATCGCCCTGAAGTGCAACGTGAAATCTTTGGCAGCAAGCAACCGTATTACACAATGCTGGTAGACAAATACGGCCCAGAAGGCGCTTTGTCCCGCATGGTGCGCGATGACGGCAGCGAAGTTAGCCTGAAACAGTTGCAAGAGCGTTATGGCAAACCCGCCGCTTAGGCACTTCAAGGACGGTTACGTTTACAGCGATGCCGTGTGCGCCCTTGTTGGTGAAACTTGGACCAACGCCATCTATACCAATGAAGGCTGGTTTACGCCTGATCTGGCCACTAAATTGGATGCAGTTGCCGAATGGCGCGATGCCTCTGAAGAAAGGTCGGAGCAAGAAAGTCATTCAGGAGAACATCAAACGCGAAATCAAGGCGGGCAAGCCTCCAAAACAGGCAGCCGCAATCGCCTACGCAAAAGCCGGTAAATCACGCAAGAAAAAGTAATGGCCATTGGAATTGGATCCCGCGTTAGCTGGGTTTATCAAGGCACACGCACCTACGGCACCGTGACCGGCAGGGCTGGCAACCGCGCAACCATTGAAGGCCCGTCTGGTGGCAAGGTCACACGCGTTGGTAGCAACGACGACCCGATCCTGCGCATTCAATCGGAATCAACTGGCAACCCAGTTCTGAAAAAGCGATCAGAATTGCGTGAGGCGCCCAAAAGCAAATGAACGGCAAAATCTGGGAGGGCAGTTGCACCTACCTCAAGTGCGCTGATGGTCTAATCGAAGGCCGCTTTTTGTTTCCCGTGCCAAACACGCCGGAGGGCCTTGGTGCATTGATGGGCCGCCTTGCTGAAGGCGTTGAAGTCATTACCTGCACTGAAGGTGACGACGACGAAGACGGCGAAGACGACGACTAACGGCCTTCGCTTTGGTGTATCCGATCCTTAAGCTCCGCCACATACTTACGCAGCGCATTGGCGTTATCCGCGTGCCAGCGGTCATGAGTCTTTAGGTATTCCCGCGTGTGCAGATCAATCGCCTTCAACATATGGTGAATGATCGGGTTCCATGGCTCACGTACTGGTGTATCCCATTCACGACGGGACATGACGTGCAAAAAGCAGCGTTTACTTATACACTTTGGCGGTAAACCCTACGGGTCACAATGTCTGACGAACAACTGCAGGAAGCTACGCCGACTGCAAGCCCTGAAGATCTTGACAAGCTAAAGCGCAGCGTTGAAGCGCTAGAGCGCAAGAACTTTGAACTGATCGGCAAGCTTAAAGAGCAAAAGGAAAAGACCGTTTCGGTTCCTGATGGTGTAGACGTTCAGGAGCTTTTGGACTTCAAGCGCAAAAAAGAGCAGGAAGAACTTGAATCCAAGGGTAAGTACGACGAAGCCTTAAAGCAGTACGCCCAACAGTTTCAAGAACGCGAGGAAGGTTACAAAAAGCGCATCGCTGAACTTGAGTCAAAGCTCACCGTTAATCAGCTAGACAATCGCGTTGTTGCCATCCTTGCTGAACAGGGTGCCCATAACCCGCATGATGCGTTGCGCCTTGTACGCGATCAGCTAAAGCTTGATGAAAACGGCAACCCCGTAGCAGTGGACGGCTACAACGAAGTGCCGATGGAGCAATGGGTTTCACGCCTCAAAGAAGAGCGTGGCTACTTGTTCAAGCCCCCCACCATCAAAGGCTCCGGCGCTCCCGTGATCAGCCGGTCTAGCTCTGGCGAGGTTCCTATCGGCACCAAAAACCCATTCAGCCGTGAGCACTTCAACCTCACCGAACAATCCCGCCTGTTCAAAACTGACCGCGATCTATACGAACGCTTGAAGGCTGCCGCAAACAATGCTTAATATGTAACCGTTAGACGCGAATTGGCTACGCCGTCCGTCATTGGGTTACGCCCGCATCGTAAAACCATTCTTGAGGATTAGTCATGGCGACCCTTCGCTCTGACATCATCATCCCCGAGGTATTTACGCCTTACGTCATTGAGCAAACCACTCAGCGTGATGCCTTCTTGGCTTCCGGTGTAGTGCAGCCCATGGCGGAGCTGAATGCCACCGAGGGCGGTGATTTCATCAACGTTCCCTTCTGGAAAGCAAACCTTTCCGGCGACTTTGAGGTGCTGACTGATAGCTCCTCGCTGACCCCTGGCAAGATCCAAGCTGATAAGCAAATCGGCGTGATCCTGCACCGTGGCCGTGCCTTTGAGGCCCGTGATCTGGCTGCTCTTGCTGCTGGTTCCGACCCCATGGCTGCCATTGGCGCCAAGATCGCTGATTACGTTGCTAACCAACGTCAAAAGGATCTGCTGTCCTGCCTGCAGGGTGTGTTCGGTTCGCTGAACGCCAACACCAGCAGCTCTGCCTTCTTCGATCTCTGCATCGACTCGGCTTCTGCCGATACCCCCACCACTCTGAGCCCCCGCCACGTGGCTGAGGCCCGCGCCATCCTTGGCGATCAGGGTGACAAGCTGGCTGCTGTGGCCATGCACTCCAAGGTGTATTACGACCTTGTTGAGCGTCGCGCCATTGATTACGTCAGCACTGACGAAGCTCGCGGCACCTCCACCACCCAATCCGGTGGTTCGCTGGTTGCTGCTTATGGCGGTCAGGTCAACGTGCCTACTTACATGGGCCTGCGTGTGATCGTGTCTGACGACGTGCCTACTGCCGGTTCCGGTAGCACCACTGAGTACGGCACTTATTTCTTCACCGCTGGTGCAGTGGCTTCGGGCGAACAGCTCGCCATGCAGACTGAAACCGACCGTGACATCCTCGCCAAGAGTGATGCAATGTCGATTGACCTGCACTACTGCTATCACCCCGTGGGTGCTAAGTGGGGCGTCACCACTGTGAACCCGACTCGCGCACAGCTTGAAACCGTGGCCAACTGGTCCAAGGTGTATGAGCTGAAGAACATTGGCATTGTGCGTGCCACCAACGTCTCCAACATGGACTGAGGAGGACACTAACAATGGCTTCGATCTTTGAACTCGGTGACATCCCCGGCGGCCTTCTGCCGGCTCAGATGAAACTGGCGGCTCCTACTGCGACCGCAACCCTGTCTGCAGCTAACAGCTACAACGTCATCATCCGTGGCGTACCTTCTGCCGCTGCCACTTACACCACTGCTACTGCCGCGGATATCGTGGCTGCCATTGGCGGTGATTGCGCAGTGGGCACCACCTTTATGGTGGTTGTCCTTAACGCTTCGGCTGGCGCTAACACCATCACCGTGGCTGGTGGCACTGACGTGACCGTTAGCGGCGTGGCAACGGTTGCTCAAAATGCCTCCAAGGTCTTCCTTGGTCGCGTGACTGCTGTTGCC